CTACGAACCCTCATTTCAAATCACGCTATGCAGACCTCTCCGCTTGCGTTGAGGCGGTTATGGGGGCTTTAAACGATAACGGTATTGCATTGGTTCAAAAGTCATACGACTGTGAAAACGGTGTGATGGTTGAAACGATGTTCGTTCATGAGTCCGGCGAGATGTTGGAGTGTGGCATCTTGCACTTCCCCGCAAGCAAAGCCGACCCTCAAGGCCACATGAGTGCTTTGACTTATGCGCGGAGAGGTTCCCTCATGGCAGCGTGTGGCATCGCTCCGGAAGATGATGATGGTAATGCTGCAAGCAAAAAGCCCGAGAAGCCCGTTCTCATTGCCCCGCTAATCGCTTCCATTGATGCAGCCACCACAGAGGAAGAATTGAAGGCAGCTTACTTTGAGGCCATCAAGATAGCCGGACATGATGCAGCCGCTAAGAATGCCATCATTGTTGCCAAAGACTTGAAGAAAGCGAGTTTGTAATGGAACAAGGTTCGCCGGAATGGTTCGCCGCCCGTTTGGGCAAAGTAACCGCCTCTCGCGTCTCAGATGTGATGGCAAAACTCAAAACGGGGGGTTATGGTGCGTCAAGGGACGATTACATGGCCCAACTCATTTGTGAGCGTTTGACGGGTGAAGTAGCTGAGTCGTTCACCAACTCGGCTATGCAATGGGGGACAGAGACAGAGCCAATGGCCCGAGCGCACTACGAGATGGTTAATTCAGTGTTGGTCGATCAAGTGGGGTTTATCAGTCATCCGGACATTGAGAAAGCCGGAGCGTCACCCGATGGGATTGTGGGCAATGGAATCATTGAGATTAAATGTCCCAATACTTCCACCCACATCGACACACTGCTAAACAAAAAAGTCCCCGCAAAGTACATTAAGCAGATTCAGTTTCAGCTTAGATGTACCGGAAAAGAATGGTGTGATTTCGTTTCCTTTGACCCGCGACTCAAGGGATTGGAAATGTTCACCAAAAGAGTCGAGCGAGACGAGAAGCTAATCAGCGAAATGGATGCCGAAGTGGTGAAGTTTCTCTCCGACCTTGACGAAAAACTTGAACTTTTAATGAAAGAAAAAAATGGCACTGCTTAAAGAAGTTACCGTAGTTGCGGGTACATACACTAACGCAAAGGGTGAAGAAAAGAAACGATACATCCGCATTGGGTCTGTCATCGACACAAAGAATGGCCCCATGCTGAAACTCGATGTGATGCCCATATATGCGGAGTGGGACGGTTGGGCATATATGAACGACCCAAAGCCAAAAGAATATAAAGGCTTACCTGCTGATAACGATGAGGACATTGGATTTTGAGTCCGGAAGATGAAGCGTTTGAAGAACTCAGTCGCAGACAAGGCGATTGGGGTCTTCAAGGGTCGCGCAAACACCAAATTCTTAGGTACGCTGAAAATGTTGAAAGCAAGGGGACAAGCATGACTGACAAAGAAGCATTGGCACAGCCAGAGCAAGAGCCTGTGGCGGTGTACGGATACTGCCCTGAATGCGGGGCAAAAGGCGTTCAACGTGAAAGGCGACCAAATGGAAACGACAAATGCGCCAACGGGCATACATATCCATCAAGCAAAGCAGCACAGCCAGCACAGCGCACGGAGCAAAACTTCTGCCCACGATGCGGCAAACGCACCAAAGACTTGACGCACATCCACACTTGCACACCACCACCACAGGAGAAGACATGAAAGCTAGACAAGTATTTATAGCCCTGATGATAGGCAGGGGCTACACACCGGATGAACTTCATTGGGACGGGAAGAAGTTTATTAACTCTGCTATCACTACCCGATGGAACTACTTTCTAGCAGGTTGGGAAATGCGGGGTGTGATGTGATTGAAACTGTAATCACCATCTTTGCCATAGGCTTTGTTGGCATTGCTTTAGCCATTGGTAGCGTTTGCTTTATGGCGTGGCTTGCCCTCAATGAATCCTAAGAGTACAAACAATAGTGGCATGAAGTGCCCCGAGTGCGGTGCAATCTCGTTTGTTCAACACACTAAGACCGTTGAGAATATGCTTGTCAGACGAAGGGAATGCTATAACGGGCATCGCTTCATTTCACATGAAACTATCCTCAGAATGGTCAATCGGTACAAGACTAAAAAGAATTCTTAGCAATAGTAATTTTACAAATAATTGTGTCATGTGCTGACCATAATATGCTTTGGCTGCAATCCGCAGTTTAAGGAGAAAATCATGTACAAGATTGAAATCGAAATGGGTTGGCTTGGTGATAGCAAGTTGACCATTGAAACAAACGACTTTGAAATCATTGAAGTCATTAAGGAATTTGTCGAATTCCAAGAGTCAGAGGGTTGGATTGGTGCGTGGAATCCGGTCGTTTTTGACGATAGCGAAATCGATGAAGATGATGCGGAAGATGACGCGGAAGAAGTTAAGTAAGCGGAATCACGCGGCCTCTAAATTCAATGGAATCGGGGCCGTGTGTTGTCACCAGTTCGGGAAGCAATAACTTGCCATTGTGAAAATTTAGCACAGCAAAGCCCGATCTCCAGTTAAGTGGGCCTTTTTCTGTGTAGTCTTCAAACTGTGGGCCATAAGGTTCCGCAAGGGTTCCAGTATCAATGCCGTATCTCACGCCGTTGTAGTCAGAAAACGGAGTGACTTTTAAGCTATGCAAATGTCCCGTGACAATGTTAGTACCTGCCCACATCGTATTGTTATGTGTTGCGTGGATACCACCCTTGAATCGATGTTTAACAACAGTGGATTCATTTAGCCATACTGACCAACATGGTTCCCAACTTAGGAAATGGTCTTTCAAGCTAAAGCCCTTTACTTGCTCATACTGGGGCGCATTAGCCGCTAGAAAGGTCTCAAACCGCGCATCGTGATTGCCTAAAGGCCATATCAGTTTGACGTTGTGACGGGCCTTTTTAGCCGTTTCTTCAATCTCTCCCATCGCCAAAGTACACGCCTTTAGTTCTTCAATGACTGTAGGTGCTTTACTCCAGCCGATTCGTGGGTGTCTAGAGATTCCAGCACCATCAAAAATGTCGCCATTGGCAATCACAACATTGGGTTTCAGTTCTTTGATGGCCCACAAAAGACCTCTGTAAGCAGTAGAGTGGATGCCGGGCCAAAAGTGTGCATCAGAAAAAACAATCACTGTCCCGTTAAGGATACCCAAATTGTTGCTATGCGGATGAGTTAATGAAATTTGAAAATGTGCGTATTGATTGTTCTTTTCCGCTTGAGGTGCTTCAATCTTTTGTTTAGTTTTATGTTCAATTCGTCTGCGCCGCTTATAAAGCGCGGAAATATCAATGTTTAGCATCCTGCTTGCTTTGTCCATTGAGCCGCTACTTTGAATAGCTTGAATGACTTGATCGTCAGAAAAATTAGTAATAGCCATTACAGTTTCTTTCGCCAATAAAGGGTGTCTTTGCAACCCCAAGGTTTAGAAGGTTCAAACATTTTGAAACCGCAAGCTATCAAACTATTGGCGGAAGCAGGATTGAATCTTGTGTCAGAAACTAACCATTTCCACCCAATAGCTTTCGCTTGTCTAATTCGGACACGAATAAACTTTTTCTGTAGTCCTTGTCCACGCTGAGAAGGAATAACACCAGCACGACAAAGGTAGCCACAATCAGCCCACCGCACAGAGCGAACAAGACCCGCGAAACCAATATCCACACCATTTTTAGTAGCAATCCACCAAGTCCCAAAATTTGTATCATCGGGCCTGTCATACGGTAAACAGATATTTTGTAGTGCAGAAAGTCTGTCTTGTACTGAATCTTTGCGGGTGTCTGCGCGAATAATCATTAGCGCATTGGATTGTTTTATTGTTAAGTTGTTATGACAAAACTGATAATGCTTGATTAGTATGGTTAATCCTATCGTCAAGCCCGATAGTCCCGCCGTTGATCTTCTTTGTGAGACCCGTCCAATTGGCCTCCTCTGCTAGACGGTTGCAGTCATGCGTAGACCAAAACCAACCCGCTGTTAACGCTGCGTATTTTGGTGTGGCGACTAGATCGGGTTCCATCACGAAATCTACTCCGAGTGCTTGTCCCGCATGGAAGTAGTTAGCGTGTCCAGTAAGTTGGATGCAGCCCCGACCTCTGAAACGATAACCGTCCCCACTAGCTTCATCACGGTTGCCCATACGACTGCTGTAGACCATGTTGGCGATCTTCTTAGGGTTCCGAGCATACTGATTGGCAATGTCCAAAGTGGGAAAGCGTTTGGCCCACAGCTTCATGAGCGTTTCTGCGCGATAGTTTAGGTTTTCTTCCAATGTCTTGAAGTGTCCGCATTCATGTCCGCATTGCCCAATAAAGGCA